ATGAAAATGAAACAGTTTTAACAGCAACAGATGAAATAAGAGTCACTTACTATGGTTTGATACCATTAATCATAGTTACACAAGATAATGATGAAATATCTAGCAGAGGTTATTATGATGCTTATGTATATAATGATAAAGTAGAAGATTTAACAGATGCTTTACTTTACGGACATAATTTACTTGATAAATATGCTAATACTGCAGATACTTTTACATATAGGATGTATAGTAAAACATATGAACCTGGTGAACAAGTACCTGTTGTATTTAGTTCTTTAAGAACTGTAAATGAAACATTTTTAGTAAAATCATGTACCTGGACTCCTAGAAGTGTAAATCAAATTACTTATGACTATGAAATATTAGATAGTCCTAATACTGGTGGATGGGAAGAATTTTTCAAAAATATGTTTGAAGCTACTAAAATAAATGTAGATACAGATGAAATTGTAATCTATGTAAAAGAAGAAGATGAAACGATAAGTTTTGCAGGTCAATATTCTATAGATGAAATAGACCCTTTAGAACCATCTGATACATTATATCCTGCAAATAATTTATATCCTGGAACAATTACAGATTCATTTACGGTTAATGATTAGGAGGTGATTTGATGTATATAATAAATAAAAGATTCCCTACATGGGAAGAAGAAAACGGTATAATTATTCCAAAATCAAGAAATAAAGCTAAAGAATCTATAAATATAGATGGTGTTTATAAATTTCATTCAATTAAAAATGGTATTAAAAAACAAATTGATGAAAAGCATAACACAATAATGACAGATGTATTCTATAGATTAGGTAGAGCATTTCTAGGATATGCTTTTAATGTATATTATTATATTGCCTATTGTGCTATAGGTTCAGATAATACAGCAATTACTACTAGTGATACTACATTAGGTACAGAAGAATTCAGGACTCCTTATGTAGTTATATCAAATCCTAGTAGTACTACAATGAATGCAACATTTTATATAACAACAACAGATTTTTCAGGAAGTATTGAAGAAATAGGAATATTCTGTGGAGGTGGTGCTACAGCATCAGCAGATACAGGAAATTTATTATCACATGCTTTATGGAGTTATACAAAAGATGTAACAGAAGAATTGTTGATAGAATATGTAATAACATTAAGTTAGGAGGGATAAGATGAAAACATTATCATTAAATGTAGAAGTAAAAGATGAAAATAAAGAAAATGGTAAATTAAAGGATGATTTTAAATTAAATGTAGAAGTTAATTTCATGAAAACAATATTAGATTATATAAAAGAAGGAAATGATATTACAATAAATAAAATTATATATTCTGAGAAAAAAATGAAATTTACAAATGATGTAGAAGTAATTGACCCAGATACTAAAGAGAAAAAAATATTAAAAGAACCAATTAAAAAGGATGTCTATAATTGTACATGTTTAATAACACAACATGAATATGTAAAATTGGATTCTAAAAAATCAAGAGATTATATGATACCTACTATGAAAAAAGGGGATAGATTAGGAGTAGGGGGGAGATAATATGTCAAATTTTTCAGATTGGACAGAAGTTACTTATGTAAATAATGATGCCCCTCATATTACAGCAAGTAATTTAAATAAGAATGAAACAGCACTTACAAAAGTTATGGGAGAATTAAATTCATATAATACTTCAAATATGAAAGATTTTATTGATTATGCTATTAATAATAATACCAAAGAAATACATAATTTTGAAAATACTAGCGATTTTACAACCACAGGTTATATGAGTTTAGGACAAGCCAGAGCATCTGCTGTAACATTTGGTTCTGGTGGAGTAACTATGCAAAGTACAAGGTCTTCATCTGCAAGTATAGGTATATATGATACATTTAGCAGTATTGATTTGACAACTTTTAATTTTGGTGCTTCTTCATCTTCTAGTGATTATATATTTTTTGCTTTTTTTGTATCTGATTCCAGTAAAATAAGGAATATATTAATAAGACTAGGTGATGATGATTCAAATTGTTATTATAAATTCATACCATCCTGGACATCAACATGGAATTTTAAAAAATTTCAAAAAAGTGAATTTGGTACAGATGGTACACCTAGCGGATGGGATGACATAACCTTTCTTAGAATATATGTTGAAACTTATACTAATTCACAATCAGATTATGTTATATGTAATAAAATGTGGTTATCCAGGAAAGATGCTAATAGTTCTGCATCTTCATGTTTATATGTTACAGATGGTTCAGGTAATTATGATTCAGCTATGTATCTACAATCTTATGATGATATTGTGGCATATTATGATAAATATATAGGTAAAAAAGGATTCCATAGTGCTATGACTTCTTATAGTTCTGATATGTTGCAAGTGATGTCTAATGTTAATAGTTTTTCATTTAAATGTGAAATGTATGCAAAAGTTGATGAATATGCAGGTTCATTAAGATGGTATATAAATGCTTATAATTTTATAGAGGTTGAATGTCATTTGAATAAATTACTAATAACGCAATGTAATAATGGTGATTATTCCTATATAGCACAAGGTACATTAACAGATTATATATATAACAATGATAGGATGGAACTATGGGTAGAAAAAACACCTGATAATATCATAAGGGCTAGATTAGAAGTAGACGGTATGAAACCTGTGTATGCTGAAAGTCCAACAGATTTATCTTCTACAGCATCAGGGGACTTAGGTATTGTTAGTAGTTTTTGGGGTGCTAATTATTTTGTAACTGATTTTGTAGCTAATGATTTTGTAGCTAATAATAATCCTTCAATACCACTACCTAGTTTTAGTAGTCCTTTAAAAAAAATAGTAACTAAATTACATGATGATTCTGTTCAATACGATATAACACCTACAGCCGATAATGAATTATTTATTAAATTACCTTCTAATAGTTTTTTTGAAGTTGATTTTGTCGCAATTTATAGTTGTGCTAGTGCTTTGCCTGATATTCAATTTACATGGACAGTTACAGGTGATTATGAAGTGTTCCATGATGGTAGAATTGTAATGAGTACAGGTGCAGCAGCAACTTCATTTACTGATGTTGAATTAAATTTAAATAATTATGTTTTCTCAACGGAAGCATCTGCAGGGACAGTTTCAGGTGGAGAAATGCCTTATTTCGAAAAAATAATGATAAAAACAGGTGATTCAGGTTGTAAAATGCAATTAAACTGGTCACAAAATACTTCAAGGGTTGAATCAGTTACATTAGAAGCAGGTAGTTTCATAAGGGCTATAAAATTATAGATAGGAGGCTAAAAATGAGTATATTATCAATCAATAATGAAATAAAAGAAAAAGATAAAATAGATGGCAAATTGACAGATGCTTTTAAATTCCAGGTAGAAGGGAATATTGCAAAAATAATATTAGACTTCATCCAAGAAGGCAATGTAATAAGAATCAAAAGTTTCAAATGTAAAGAAGAAATTATAGATAAAAAAGAATATTATGTATGCTATATTGATATTGTATTAAAGAAAAAAATTGATAATAAAGGAAAATTATCTAATAAAGGTTGTAGAAAATCTAATATAGTATTAAAAAATAATAAATTAGAAATAGAAAAACAAAAGATTAAAAGGAATTATGATGTTATTGGTGATGAAAAAGAGAAGGAGGTGATTTAATTGTCAAACTTTGCAAATTGGACAGAAAATACTTTTGCAAATGCTACAACACCAGCAATAAACGATACAAATTTGAATAAAAATGAATCTGTATTAACTGATATAATGGGTGAATTAAACTATGCAAATGCTACTTTATCTAAAAATATGCTTGATTATGGTATTGAAAATAATGTAAGAGAGATACATAATTTTGAAGACTCAGGCGATTTTGGAAGTGCAGGAACAATAACTTTATCTACTGTAAAATATGATGATGTATTGTGTGGTATAGGTGGAGTTAAGATGTTAGATTCAGATGCGGCTCTTGGAACACTTGAAATTACAGATACAATTACTAGTGTAGATTGTACAACATATCCTTCTGGTGCTGCCGAAGGTTCAGATGATAATATAGTATTTGTATTTTATGTATCAGATAGTACTAAATTCAGTAGTATTCTAT